CGTTAAAGAATTTAAAATCTCACTTTTCTCCACCGGATGAGTATCAATTAAGAACGCATCATAGGTATAGAGTATCAATTTCGACCTTCTTCCATCTAACCATTTCATCATTTCTCTCAACTTGCCATAATTCACCTCAGTCTCCAATGCTTGTAAAAGATAGTTAAATACCTTTTGTTCGTTTGGTGATTCAATTCTATTATGTGTGATTTCTCTTTTGAATAGGGGTGTCGTTAGTTTTCCCGAAATGATAAAAGTTTTCCAGAGGTCTTTAATATACTCATCCACCTTTTGAAAGAATGGTATTTGACGCGCTACATCATCTAATCCCCCATAAAGATATTTAAAAGTTTGTCCCTTAGACTCATTATAATCCTCTATCCCATACCACTTTGCAAGATGTTGGTGTGCAGTCTCTCCCAAAGGAAAATCATATCCAACTAACTTACCAATTAAACGAATGTGATAAGACTCATAGTCAAATTGAATTAGAGTACCCTTATCAAACCTACTAATAAAATTAGACCTACTACCATCGGATTTATTTAAAGCAGAGTAATTGATTCCTAAATGACGATTAGAAGGTCTGCCGGTTATAGTGTATGGATTGTATTGCGTGAAAATGAATCCGTTACGAATGTATTGAGGATTGAATGCAAAACTATCAATAAAATTTTCTCCATCGACTTTTACCCCAGCCCCTTCCAACCTTCCTAATAAACTGATAGATTGTGAATATTGTCTATACCATTTCTTATCCGATTCTATAATTTCTATTTTTGAGAGTAATTCATACCACTTTAATAAAGGAACACAATCATTCAATTCTTTAAAGTCGTTTCTATACCCTCTATAAACCGATTCTGCGAACTCATTGAATACAAATGGAATACCTTTCTCTTCAAAGTATGCCCACTCATAATCAATCCCTATGCTACCTATATAACGATTTCCTAAAACTAATGTATTTGGGTTTGCCAACCTATCAATCTTAATAGTTTTACATTGTTGTGCATCTATGTGATTGAAGTTTATAATATACTCATCATCCTCAGTTCTCAAATATAAGAACGATATACTGCAATCAAATTGATGTGCTCTGGGTGAACTCCATACCGGAACCATCAACCGAATTGGTTTATGGTTTTGACAAAAAGAAAGAAGGATATGATTATTTTCTATTATCTTCATATCCTTCTAATTTACGATTTTTTTATGACTTTACCAAATTTATTCCGACCAATGTTTTTGTCTTAATGAATAAATATCAATTGGTTCTCTTTTCATTTGGTTTCCTGGGTTAAAATGTGCACCTTGTTTTAAGTAACCACATAAGAAGTTTCTTCTCATTCTTGTTGTATCACGATTTGGTTCACTACCATGCACTACATGTGAGTGTAATAATGCTACTTGTCCTTTTCTTAAATATCCTTCAATCTTACGAAAATCATGTCCTTCTGGCATCACACAACTCTTACCTCTCTCACTTCTCCAATTACCTGTATTTGTTTTTTTTCTTTCTTCATTATCTTCAATTGGTAATGTAGGTAATCTATGAGAACCTTCATAATTCCAAACTGCTCCATTTTCAGGGTCGTGATTATCCAATGCTAATGCAGTGTTTACAATTTCATTATGTCCACATCCTGTATAGAATCCGTTTTGATGTTGGTCTCTTCCTAATTCACCTTTTGGTTTATAATATGCCCAAGTTTGCATTCCAACTATATCACCTTCCATTAAAAATTCACATGCTTCAATCATTTTAGGATGTGCAAACATCTTTTCAATTTTTTCAGAAACTTTATGTGGGTGCATAATTGGTTCAAACTCTTGCCATTTTTCAGGTTCGCTTTGATTTCTTTCTAATCTTAATCTATCTAATTCTTGGTTTAATTCATTAACTTCATCTTCAGTTAATAATTCTAAAACTGTAAATCCTCTGTATCTCCAATCAAAGGTCATTTGTTGTCTTTCCTCTTCGGATAAGTGTTTGTATTGTTTCATAACTAATTGTTTATATAATTAAATATAATGAAAATTATTTTAATTACCAAATTTTTTTATGATTTTTGTCAACTTATTTATAAAATTGTAAAAGATTAGGAAGGTATAATCCTATATTTTTTAAAGTAGAAGATGCTATATTAATTGCTGCGTTATTAGATGCTCTAACACCCATATCATCTATATGTCCATTATTACTATATACTACTTCTATTGGCCCTCTAATTCTCCATTTTAAATCTGCTATTTTCCAAAATGTAACATATTTTAAATCATCATAAGTTTCAGATGATATTTCAAAAATATGTCCGTTTGAATCATTTGTTTTTTGAATAAAATATCTTCTAATAAATCCATTACTATAATCCGAATCGGTGGGGATTGGAACAATTGTTTTTGGAATTTGAAAATTAAAATCGTCTATATTTGAAACCACATCTTTATACATAAAATATTATTTAAGACCCATACATAAACATTCCTTCCAAAGTTGTAGTCCAACCATTTTCTTTATCAATGTTATGTTTAGTATTTGTAATTTGAAAATCTCCTAATCTATTATATTGTTCAGGTATACCATCTATTTTAAATGTTTCTCCACAAGTAATTCCACTTATACCATCTATTTTTAAAGTTACATTTATTGGAGTAACCAATTCATAAGTATTTTTTTGAAGGGCTTTATCAAAGTTTCCTTTTATATGATTATAAATAAAAGGAGAATCCATGTATATAAATGATTTGACATCACCTTTTTTTAATTTGAATTTAACTTGTTTTAAATTATATGCTTTTTGAAGCGTTTCTACTTCAGCTGATATTTCTTCTTTAGTTAGAGTTGGTTTATCTTTTTTATCAGTAACGGTTTTTAACTGGTCCCATTCTATTTGATTTATTGAATATAATCCATCGGCAGTTGCAAATGTTGAAAAATCAATACTTTGATATGCTTCATTTAATAAACCCAATTCCGGTCCTTCTTTTGTATTATATTTTTGTGAAACTAAAAATTTATTCATATTAAATATTGTTGCAGCTGCTACTTGATTTCCCAATTCAAAATTAAAATTAAATTCTCTCACATTTGAATTAATCGTAGTTGGTTTAAATCTGTATGGTTTTCTTAGAGACGTTTCTTCGTTTACCGCTTTTGTTAATTTTTCTAAATATAATCTAGAATCTATTACAGTTGCTTTATCTCCCTCAATCATACTACCATATATTAATTTAAAATAACCAAATGATAATTCGTTTATCATTTCTAATATATCAATTAAAAAACCTTTTCTTGTATAATTTTTTTCCCAAAATATTCCAATTTCTTTATATCTAACAAAAATATTTAATGCATTTCCAATTTTAATATTTGGGTCAGTTGGTTGAGTAATCTCTTCTTGAATATTTTCTGGAGTTGTAAAATATAAAATTTTATTATCGTATAAAGTATAACCATTTATTGTTCCATCTATTTTTTCGTTTGAATCTATCTCTATTAAATTATTTTTTGTATTAAAATTAAATTTTAATAAATTTTTATTTGGAAATATTACTTTTGGAGAAGTTGAAATAATGTTTTTATGAACATTTATTGGAATAATTAATTCTTTATCGGTATTTGTAAATCTTCCACCATATTCAAAAGTAAAATTAGATTCTTTTTGACGGTTGGATATATTATTCATTAAAATATTTAATATAAATCTTAATGAAATATATGGGTCATTTGATGCGTTTTTTTCAATATCCGTTTCATCACGTTTACCCCAATTAAAAAAATCGTTTTTCCAATCGTTTGAAGTTAATGTATCTATATACTCTTTATCTAATCCAGGTAAATCATGTACTATTTGATTTTTCCATTCATCAAATGTATCTAAATTTTTATTATTGGGAGTTTGAACTGCTGAGTAATTAACTTCAAACGCTTTTGGTAATGCTAAATTATATTCATTTGAGTGTGCTATTGTTAATTGTACATTATATGTTGAATCTTTGTCTATTGAATATGAATAATCAATAAGTTTACCAGCTACTCTATCATAACTACCATATGATTTTCTACATATTTCTAAATATTCTGCGAATTGATTGGTGGTTGGTTCTACAAATTCTTTAAATTTACTGATGAATGTTTGATAGTTATTTTTTGAAACCATTATATTACTTAATAAAGGACTATAAGAATTATCACCAAATTCTAATAATAAATGCATAGAGGGTTTTGCAAAAAATAATTCAAACATTTCAAATTGTTTTAAAGAAAAACATCTAACATGTACTTTAACTTCTTTTAATGCATTTGCATTTCCACTTGTTTCGATATCAACGGATTCTATTATTGGTGGTGGTACTTTTCTACCTGTTTCTCCAACTGCTGTTACGAGTTTACCAGTAAAATCGTATCCAATAATTGTCGAATTATTTGAATAATTTATATTTGAATCTATGTGATTTGATAAAATACATCCCTGATACTCCACAGAACCGGTGCCGGTTAATGCCTGTCCTACCATTTCTAAAACAGCTGCTCTTGTCTTTTGGCCTGTGTTTTTTAAAATTTTTGCTCCAGATGTCATTATTACAAATGGCATTTTTGTATTAGATTTTATTGGATTGCTTTCTCTACTTTCCAATTCCTCCACTACCCATCGTTTCATTGGTGCCAAATAAATCATATAACCTTACTTATTTATTTTTTCTAAATCATTCAATATATTACTTGTATTTCCAGGTATTCTTAATTGTTTTCCTGGCTCAATTGATAATGACGCATCGTTTAAATTATTTGCAACTGCTATTATCCACCACAAATTTCTATCACCATAATATTGATTTGCTAATAAGTCCAATCTATCTCCCTGTGTTGATATAATATATAAATCATTATCCGTTGCTTTTATTTTTGGATATATTGTTGATTCCAAATAATTTTTTTTGGTTTCACTTGTTTTTAATATATTAGTGTATGTATATCTATTTGCCATTTAATTTAATTTAAGCCATAACTGGTCCTTTACCTTTTAATGAATTTAATTAAGCCGTTGATTGTTGTGGGTCAGTCACTATTGCGTCCGTTTCATCGGCTTTGGTAAATCTATATATTATTGTATCAGATGTACTAATTTTATGATTTTCAATTATTTTCATTTCAAAAGATATATCTACTACATTTGGATATACAAAGCTATTTTGCGTTTGGTTAAAATCGGGCGAAGAAGTTGCCCATGTAGTTTTTTGTGCTACACCTATACTTAAATTTGAAACTATTCCTTTTACATTTTTATACAAATCTCCAATAGTTAGTTGTATTAAATTTGGTGAAAATACTAATGGATTATTTTTTTTATTTCCAATATCAATTGTTGTTAAATTTGCAGATGGGAATACAAATTCTCTTAAACTATTTAATTTTCTTTCCATTATTTCTTGTTGGCCATTATCTAACCAATATACTTGAAAATCAAATTTTAAAGTTCTTTCAACTCCATTATATCTATAAACTTTAAATGGAGAACCTACATATTTAAAGTCTGCAATATCGGATGTAATATCCTCTGTTATATCACCAATTGCTGCGGGGAATAATATGTAATTTGGTTGGCCAACTATTTTGAATTGTATAAATTGTAATTTTGTTTTTTTATTAAGAGTAAGTAATTCTTCTAATTTTTTATTATCAAATGTATCAATAGTATTTATTTTTGTAATTATATCAGATGCAGAATTAATATCACCTTTAACTCGTTCCATTAATTGAACACCCAACATATCATTTATTCCAGATGATTTATAAAATTCAGTACCCGGTTTTTCGTAAGTATTGTATAATTTTTTAGATGTACCTGCTTTACCATCTGCTATCTCTTTTAAACTAGCTACTACTGACTTTCTTTTTGATGTCAATGCTCCCACTGCTAAACTACGAACTTTATTTTTTAATGCATCAGTTGCCGCACCTACTGCTTTTTTAGCAATATCTTCAGGAGTTCCTTTTAATAATCCTGTTAATCCATTTGTTCCTGCAGGTTGTGTTGATACATCATAATTTACTCCGGCTTCTACTGCATATTTTAAACCACTATAATCACCATTTATAGGTTGACCATTTATGGAAACGGGAGCATTCTTATCTCTACCCTCATGTCTAAAGATTGTATCCGATGGTCTATTTGCAGAACCTCCTAATAAATTACCTAATGAAAGTATTTTACCCATACCCAGTACTGAACCATTATCACCATTATAATGTGCAGCTGCTACTGCTTTTGTTCTTCCTATATCAATACTTCCTTGTGATTCTATTATAGGTAAACTTGTACTATATATTGATGGTAAATTTTTGTATAATTGTACTCTTGGGCCTTTTGGGGATGCTTCTGAAGAAACTACATCGTTTACCCATTGAGTTCCCTTTATACCAAATACACCATCATTTTTTGGTGGGTTTACTTGTGGTGCATCCGTTGTCTTACTTTCTAGTAATTGTTTAAGAGTTAATTGGGGCATTTATAATTACTTTATTATAAATATTGGTTATTCTAATTTATGATTTTGCACCTTGTGTTGAGAATGTTAAACCATCTCTTGTTGTTCCTAAATCTCGTTGGTTATTTCTGATAAGAACATTTTTAATTTGTTTACCATCCATATTAAGTTGAACATTAAAATCTTTCTTTCTATCTGGGTCTAACATTATTGCTGTCAAATCTCTTAAACTTTTTAATAATTCAATACTTGTTTCTGTATGACTATTTAAATTTTCTAATTGTTGTTGTTGTATTTTAGAAGCTTCAATCACTTGTTCTTGTTGATTGGGTACTTTAGACAAATAATCAATTCCTTTTCCAGTGGTAGATAGTCCAACAGATGGTGTTTTATTTACATTTATTGAACTATTTATTAATTTTCCATTAGCATCAAATATTTTTTGAGATTTTGTACCCGATTCATCAGCTGCTAATCCAATTCCATTACTATATGCTCTAGAGTTTGCAATATAATCCCTATTTGTTTGTGCATATCTATCACTACCCGCCAAACCACCAGTAAACCCCAATATTGCGTCAATTGAATTTAAGGGATGTTTTATTACATCGGTAAGTTCATGCATACTTACTGCCATAAATTTATTTAATTCTTCACCAGTTTTTGTTAATTGTAATTCTGCAGCTATTTTGTCTGCACCAATTAAGGTATTTAATCCTCTTTGTAAATCTTCGGCTTGCAATTTAATAATAGATTGTGATGCATCGATGGTTGCTCCTGTTATTTTTAAATTTGCATTTGTCATTTGGGTTGCAGCTAAAAAATCAGCATTTGATTTTATATTTGCAGATTGTCCTGTCTGTAATGGTGCGGCAAAAGCTCCTGCATATATATTCTCACCAACAATACTTTGTAATTTTTGTTGTGCAATTAATCCCTGTCCTCTAGCTTTTTCTGCCAAACCTGTTGCATTAAATGCTTTTTGTGCAGCGACTACTTGGTTTGAATTGATTAATGACATTACTTCCGATAAATCGACTCTTTCACCAAGCATTGCGGATAGTTCCATTTCACCCTTAATCGTATCTTTATAATTTAAAACCATATTTCGACCATCTTCTGCAATTTGTGACCAAGAAACTCCCAATTGTTTAGCTGCCATTACTTGCTTTGCCAATGCTTCATAACTTCTTATGTTATAAGTCATTGCCATTTTGGATGCATTTGCCATTTCCATTGATACATCCACAGGATTAATTCCTCCAGTAGATGATAATGTATTTGTTACACCACCATATGCTTGTTGTCCTCCCGTTTTATTTAATCGTCTGTATAATCCCATTTGTGAACTTAATTCACTTGTACTAATTCCTAATTTTTTAGCAAATACAGCGGCATTTGCTGCTAATTGAGGAAAAATTCCTAGATTTGAATCTTTTGATAAATCATGTATTGCACTTACTACGGATTCAACACCAACTCCGGCCAATTGCATTTGGTCAGTTAGATATGGCATTTTACCCAAATCACCTCCAAATAAAGAAATTTTTGATATTTGATTAAACTCATTACCCATTTGTTTAAGTTGTGTACTAAAATCAAACAACGCATCTCTTTGAACAAATTCACTTTGTAATGCTAATATTTTTTCTCTCGCTTCAATTTCTAAATCTATATTTTTTATTAATGCATCATATGACCTTTCTACACCAACATACGTTTCCATTACATCACCTTTATCACCCCCAGGTGAAGTTGTTCTAATTGCTGCCAATGTCGCTGTTGCTTTAGCTGCTAAAAATCCTAATCCAATCAAACTTGCAGCCATAACTTTATCTTCCGAAAAAATAGTTTCAGATGTTTTTGCTATTGATGAACCGACTATTGGTGCATTTCCCAATGGAGATTGTGTAATCAGTGCATTTGCACCACTTTTTAATTCACTTTTTTGAGCTATTGGTTTATTAAAAGCTGCGTTTTCTACATTTAACTGTTTAAATAATTCAACCAATTTTTCAGTTTCTGCATTTGTTAGTTGTAATTTAGATACCATTTCATCAAATTCATCTTGATGTCGTTTCAATTGTTGACTCATTTGTTTTTCCGATATCAATCCTAATTTTCTTTCTTTTGATAATGTTGCAAATGTTTGAGGCATTCCTTTATATTGTTCCGCTATATCTAATATTTTATCTAATTGGTCACCATAGACCTTACTATCTTGTTTTATTAATTCACTTATTCCTGATATCAATTCCTTTGTACCATCTATTTTCTTTTGAATTGCTTTTACTTCACCATATTGTTTACCATAATTTGAGGTAATACTATTTTGTAAACCATCAATTTCATTAAAATCGCCTGCTAAATCGTTAATGCGTCTTTCTTGTTCTCCTATTGATTCGGTTTGTTTTTTTAACTCATCGGTTACTTTTGATGTAGTTTTGACTAATTTCTGTTGTGTTTTTTCAAAATCGGCCAATTCCTTTGTTGCAAGTTTAATTGATGCAAGAATTTCTTTATGCGTATCGTATTGGCTTTGTAAATCTCTTAATTGTTGTTTAACTTGATTTTTAGCACCACCAGGAATATCTCTAAATTTTTTAGCTTCTGCATTCAATATTTTATATTGTGCATCAACTTGTTTAAGGCCTGCAAGATATTCCTGCAATTCTTGTTTATTACCAAAATCTGATTTTGCCATTAGTATCTTTTATTAAGAACTTTATCTATTTTAGATGAATCTAATCCTTTACTTTGTAAAATTGATTTCATTGAATTTAATGCAGTATCCATTTTATCATTCCAATCTGAATATAATTTACCCAATTCTGGGTCATTTTTTTTCATTTTTTGAATAAACTCATGTTCCCTTTTTTTTGATTTTGCATTTATAAATAAATCAAATAATTTATCAAACATATTTACTTCAACCAATCTTCTTTTTTGCATGAGTTTACAATTTATATATAAATATTACTTTCTTTTTGTTTTAGACGATGAATTGGATTTTGAAGCCTTCTGCATTTGAGATGTTTCTTCTTCTTTTGCTTTTAATAACTCTCTATAATAAAATTCTCTTAAACGAACGGGCATAAAATAGACATCATGCCAATTAAATCCACCATTGGCAAAGTAAACCATTTGAAATATTTTCTGATGTAAAACTACTCCGTAATTAGTCGGTAGGGTAAAAAAAGTTAAACCCGAATGGGATTCTTAACGCCTCCGTTTCGCCGTCTGAATGTGTATGTTCGTATGTTAAATCTAAATCAGGAGTTATACTCTTAATATATTTTCTTAAACCTTTACTATCACCTGCTAATAATCTATTTGAAACAAAACTACTAATAAATCCTAAATCTCTATTACCATCGATTTCTACAATAATTTTTCTATATCTTGTTGTAATTTCGTTACTTTGTTTTGAAAATTTCTCACTTGCTTCGATGTCTTTATTAATTGCTAATTCATCACCGTGAGTTAGTATTTTAAATTTGATTGGAGTTTTAGTAATAGGTAAAATATAATCATATTCATTTTTTCTATTTAATAAAGTTTCGTCTATTTCTTTAACTTTAATTTCAGCTAAATTAATTGTAACTTCACTTTCTTCTCCTGTTACTTTATCTATTACACTAATTGTATATTCTGCACCAAATGCTAATAATCTAGTACTAACTAAAATTGCGTTTTTGTCACCTACTGATAAATCGTTTATGTTTACTCCTGGTTCTACTACAATTGATTCTAACATCTTATCCAATTGAATTCCCTTTTTAATAAGGTTTGGAGAAGTTAAAATATCTTCTTCTTTTGCGGTCATTAATTTAATTGTAATTTCTCCTTTTGCTAATGGATTACCTTCTGGATATATTAATCCTTTTGATGGTAATGAAATAATTTCCGTAGGGAATGGGAAATTTCGCAATGATTGGTCTTGTTGTGTTCCAATTCCTCTTGTAACTTGTTGTTCAATGTTTTGTTCCATAAATAATATAACTTAGTGTTTAATAATATATATACACTTTTTAAAAAAATAAAAAGGGGATAGCATTTCTGCATCCCCTTCTTTTTTATAATTTTATTTAGATTAGTATTCTAAAATAGCGTAATCGTAAGTCAAAGTTAATGTAATCATAACTGGGTCAGTTGTGTTAGACCAATCCATTTCACCAAAATCTGCCGAAGAAATCCATGCACCTTTTAGAGTCCACTTTTCTACTTTATCACCTACTGGTCCTAAAGCCCAAAAGTTTACATCTTTTTTATAGAATGCCGAATATCCATCTCTACCTGTGATTGACTCATGTGATAATCTTACCCAATCCATTACCTGTTGTGCTCCTGATGGAACAATGGGGTCATACAATGTCACTTCTAAATCTTCCCAGTTAGTTTTACCTTTAATCTTTCTTTTGATGTTGATGTGGTCTAATTCAACAACTTCAGAAGTCATTTTTGGTCTTTGAGCCGTTTTACAGATATACGATTCGATACCTGCGTTCTCTAAACCCATAATAAATCTATTCTGTAATTTTGGTTCCCAATTCTTGGTGAACATCTTGTCATATTCTAATATATCTGGCATCTTTCTTTTATTTTTATTATTCTATTATAAATATCTGTTTCTTAAATTATCCGTTAAAAGTTGCTCCCGTTGGTAAGATGTTGAAATCAATTTGAATGAATTCAGCCGTCTTAGTCGGTTGTAAGTAGATAGCACCTTTTAGGATGTTTCTATCAATTACATCTGGAGTATTGTTTGAGTTATCCATTACTACTCTAAAAGTATACAAACCTTGTCTTTGTTGGATATTCTCTAAATAAGGGTTAACTATGTTTAAGAATGTGTTTCTTGTTTCTGCAGTATTTTGTTCAAATACTAAGTATCTTGAAGTAGATGCAATGTATTTTCTAACTGTTAACAATAATCTTCTTACATTGATTCTATCTAATGCAGATGGTTTATCTTGTAAAGTTTTTTGTCCGAATACTACGATACCTGTTCCTGGGAACTGAACGATTGGGTTTACCTTTCCTTCATATAGAGTATCTTTTTCAGACTGAGTTAATCTATTCAATACACTAACTGCTCCTGTTAAACCACCTCTATTCAAACCTGCTGGTGCGAACCACTCTGCCGCTACTGCGTCATTTGCTGCGAATACACCTGGAAGTAATACTGATGGTGGAACTGTGATTAATTTGTTTGTGTTTATATCAATTGTTTTAATCCAAGGATAGTAAGATGCTGCGTAGTTAGTATCTAAATTACCAGCTTGAGTTACTGCGTTTGCAATTGTATCTCCTGCTACTGTACTATCTAATAATAAGAACGCGTCATTTCTTTGTTCTGCTAAATCTACTAATGCGTTTGCAATGTAAGAGTGTTGACTTTGAATAACACCCGGTGCTACAATCATATTGATATCCCACTCATCTGTATTAGATAAAGCGTTAATCATTTTCATATATGCTACTGAACCTGATGATGCAGCGTTACTTAAATTAAATCCTTGTGTGTTACCTGCTATGATATCTGCGCCTGATTTAATTACAGTTGCTGGATTCATACCATCAAATCCACCTTGGAAAGCGATAGTAAATTGTGCTCTTGTATCACCTACTGCTAATGAATTTTGAGAAGTTGTATCTAAACCAAATACAGAATTTGAACCTACACCTGCGTATAATGGAGTTGGTTTTAAATAAATTGTATTATCGGTGTTGTTATCTAAATCAATACCTGCGTATAATGTTGAACCAGATTGTGCAACTGAACCTGTTGAGAAAGTTACAGATGGTATCAATGAACCAACTGCAGCTGATGCTGAAACAGGTAATGTATATTTATCATGTCCAAATGGTACTGCCTGTACAGGTGATGCCGTATTTAGATTTATGATTCTAATATATTTTGAATTGTTTACCCAATCTCCACTTTCAGTTATTTTACCACTATTGTCAATATATAAAGTTCTATCACCAATTACTCTACTAATAAAGTTTGGAGAGTTAGGGTCTAAATTTACATTTGCGTATGTTTCTAATACTATCTTCTTTTTATCGGTATCATTAAAATCTCTTACAATTACTGTAAATGTACCATAATCGGTTCCGTTTACACTACCTGCTGGTTTAATATTTGTAATTCCAATTTTTACTTTAGTATTTGTTGGATTACCTACTGAAATTGTTTCGATTTGAAATAGATTAGTTCTACTACCTCCGATTAATTGTGATTGTATATATGGAGTAGCTGCTTCTTGTGCATCAAATGTAAATAATTGAGGCCCTAATACAGTTACACTTGCAGATGTATGAGAATCATTAAGATTGATATTAGCATTTTTAAAAAATCCATAAGAATATGCATTTTTAGTACCAAGTGGAGATGTTCCAAATACTGCCTCTATATTACTTCCTGTTGAAGCGTATAACGATGCAGTAAGTGTTAATGTTGAACCTGTTAATAAGAAATCACCAAAACCATCTTTATCAGATACTGTTGTTCCTGCAAAACCTGCGTTTGCATTTGTTAATGTATTAAATAAAATACCTAAACTTGCTGAAACAGAACCTGAAGTTGCTGTTAATAATAAAGGTGCTGTTTCGGTATATCCACCTACACCTGCTACTCTACAAATTGTTGCAGTTCCTGCTTCTCTTAAATAATTTTGTACTGCTAACGGAGTATAATATGTTCCATCAGCCATTCCAAATAAAGTTTGAAATTCAGCTTGTGAATTAACGATTGTTGGAACCAATGGGCCTTCTAAAAAAGGGCCTATGAATGCTGCTCCGATATTTGCTACACCTTGTTGTAAAAAAGATAGGTCATTTTCTCTTGTAAATACACCTGGTGATACTATTTTGTCTGCCATCTTATATGCTTTAATTTAAATTTATTAATTCTTAATATAAATATATATTTTTTATTCTAAAACAACATTTGTTATTTCAATGTTGTAGAGAAATGATTATATACGTTTGCTACATCTGTTGAACTTTGTAATGTATTATAAAACAATACTTGTCCTATACCACCATTCCAAAAAGATGTTCTTGCACTATTACATCCAATGGTTAAGAAATTGGTTGAAGATGGTGCTGCAAATGCAGATGATGTAAATGTTCCTATTGAAGTTCCATCTACATAAACGGTCACCGTTCCACTTGGTTGGAATGTTGCTGAAATCAAATAGTTTGTACCAACTGTCAATGATGTTGTTAATTGTGCCGAATTACCCAATGAACTACCATAGAATTTAACTCTATTATATGTAGAACTATCAGATGATTCAATTGCTAAACCAAAATATCCGGCATAATCGAATATAAATCTAGATGCTGCACCTATTGATGCTGCTGTTGGTCTTACCCATAGATGAATTGTACCTGTATTAACATTGAATTGTGAATAGTTACCATTGATGTTTGTTGTAGTATCTTTATAGAAGAATTGGTTAGTTCCGTTAAATGTTACATAAGATGCTTTTTTAGATGCACCGTTTGTAGATGTTGGGTTACCACCTGTAATACCTGCTGCATTTGTTACACCTGCTGGTCTTACACCCGTATTCCAACCTGAAAGGTCTAACCAATCGGCAGCTGCTGAACCTGAGTTATAAGATGATGTTTTATATTCATCTAAATACATTCTCAATCCAACAGAAGGTATATAAGGTTGTGTAGATGTTCCTTTGTTATGAGATACCACACCATTTGCTAAAAATACGTCAGCCGTTTCTACATTAATTGTTACAATCTCTACATTTTCAGTTATTGTTTGAATGTCTACAATTTCAGTTTCTACTCCCGAATCTGCAATCAATTTGTCACCAGGTAATAAGTTTTCAACATTTTTAAAATGATATCTTCCCATTTCATTATCATAAACAAACAATGGGTGAGTACCTGTTGATTTTATTAATCCGTTGTTTATAGAATAATATCCACTTGCAAAATTGAATACAATATCTTTTACGTTTACATTCATATCATTACCTGATATAGAATCAACATTCCAAATTCTCCAATCTACATTGGGGTCATCTTCTGGTTGGCTTTCATCTGGAATACCAGTTGGAACCCATGCTTTAATACTATCACCAATATTCAAATCTTCAATATTAACAACACTACCATCTCCTTTTGTAATTTTTGTTCCAAATAATAAACAGAAATCAGGTTGGTTAATTGTGTTGTAAACATCTACTGCGTATAATGTTTTTGTTGTTGCAACTCCATAATTGGTTGCATTTGTATTGTATCCATCGGCATATCCCATTGTTAAAACGGATTGTGCTTCAGAATATGTTGTTTGTGTTACAGCAGCTGCATTCAAAGGAAATACTGCAGGTCCTGTTCCGTGAGTTGCTGATGAAACCGTAAAATTACCATTGCTAAAAGAACAAGTATAGTTTGCGGTTTGTTGTTGTACTTTATTATAAAATTGAGAACCTGTATTATTGAACGAAAAGTTTGCGTTCTCAGTTGTTGATTCTACAATATATGTGTAAGTTGGAGTATTTACTGTTATTGCGTCAGTTGCAAATCCCAATAAGGAAACATTACTTCCACCACCATTTAAACCACCAATTGAAACTGCTTGTGCAACTCTTACTGAGCCACTTACAGCTCTATATAAATTTCCTAATGATAAATTTGTTCTTGCCATAGTATATAGTGTTATTCTCCGTTATAAATATCTAAAAGTTTTTCTTTCCACTCATCTTTATTGGAAAAGTTTTTAATCATCCAATTTTTAAGTTTTTCAAATTCTATTTTTCGGGTTTCGTAATTATCCTGACAAATTGTTTCGTAGGTTTTTTTAAATGTTTCCTTAGTATTTGCTTTGTATTTATAGTCAAGTGGAACATGCCATGTTTCATATAATATTGGTAATTTACCCCAATCGACTGCTTCAAATATTCCATATCCAAATGGTTCAAATTGAAAACAAGAATGAGAAATTCCCCAATCAAGTCCATAAAACCTTTCTTTATATTTATAATCAAATTTGTAAATTTTTGATTTTTCAAATTTAAATCCATATTTTTTTTTATAATACTTACTAAATGTTTCTGTATTAGTAGATATTAAACTATCTAACCCATCCAAATATTCAACATTTTTTCTACCTTCAACTCTAGCTGCATAACCAATTTTGTTAGATTCTGAAAGTTGTTTATTATTTGTAAATTCGTAAGTATTTGGTATATGATGTAAATTTTCCGTTTGATATGGAAAATGATATAATCCTACCCAAATTTTATTTTTAATTTTCTTTATTAATTCCGTTTCCCATTCCCAATTTCCGTACCAATGTAAATATTCATCTTTTTCCATTTGTCCTATTAAAGAAATTTTGGTAAGATTATGAAATACAATAGAATCAATCCTTTCTAAATTGTTGTGAACTGCCGTTGTTGGAGTGTAATGACCATGTAATATGTGTATCTTTCTTGCACCTTTAAGAATTTCATCAATTTTTAATTCATTGGTTTCCCAAATATGGTCAATGTCAATTGGAAATTCTTCATAATTATTGGGCTTCTTACGGTGGAAAAGAAGAAGTGGCTTGACTTCTAAATCAGGTGCCACTTCTTTTATCCAATTAGTTACCCATATATCAGCACCGCTATTGAACCAGGGTCCTCCTGCGGTGGTATAATAAACATCATACATTAATTATAACCCTTTTGATTCTTTTAACTTTTCGATTTCGATTGTTAAATTATCTATTTGATTTTGTTGAGCTTTAATACCTTCAATTAATAATGCTACTAATTTGTCGTATTTAACTGCTTTATATCCTGTTTCTCTTGTTGTTACCAATTGTGGTAATACTGCTTCAATTTCTTGTGCAATAACACCGACATCATTTCCTTCAAAACCATGGAACTCTTTCATATCCGCTTTCCAATCATAAGTGTTACCACTAATCATTCTGATTTTTTCGATTGGATTTTCGATTGGAGTAATGTTCTCTTTAAAGTTTTTATCTGATGTAGAGTATGCTACAACATCACCACTTGCGTCAATTCTACCTGCAGTTCCACTTGCTGCCATACCAATACCTAATGAGTTAAATCTAACATCGGATGAAGTTGCTACTGCTTGTCCAATAGAAATTGTTACTGCTCCAGTTGCACCACTTACACTTACACCAGTTCCAGCTACTGCTGATGTTACACCCGTATTTGTAATTGTTACACCACCGGTTGCACTTGCGTTTGTACTTAAACCTGTGTTTGTAGTGATTGAAGTTACACCTGTATTTGTAATTGTTACTGCTCCAGTTGCTCCACTTACTGAAATACCCGTTCCTGCAACATTTGATGTTACACCTGTATTTGTAATTGTTACACCCGTTGAACCATTATATGATGTTCCACTTAATCCCGTACTAATTGTTAAAGTTCCTAAATTTGAACCCAATGCAATACCACTAATAGTAGAGTTTGCTAATTGTGCGTTTGAAACAGTACCCGTTACACCACTAAATGCAATTTGAGCAGAACCAGAAACTAAATTTGGAATAGTAATATTAGAAGAACCATCAAATGAAGTTCCGTTAATTGTTCTTGCAGTTTGTAAAGTAGTTGCGGTTGATGCGTTACCTGTCAAAGCTCCGGTAAACCCTGTTGAAGTTACTGAAGTTAAACCTGCTAATGTTGTAGAAGTTCCACCTAATGCAGTTGATGTTGAACCAATCGTTACAGTATTTGTAGTGATTGATGAACCTACTATTTGTGAAGAACCACTTACTGTACCTGCTGGTAATAATGGAGTTATTTGAGATGAACCTGAAACTACACCGTTTGTTGCGTTTATTGTACCATTATATGAAGTTGCAGTTGAAGAACCTACTAAAGTAAATGAACCACTAATTTTGACTGAGCCTGTAAATGAATGTGTATCATCACCAAAGTCACCAAATGTATTTGAACCACTACTAAATAAAACACTTGCAGTTTCGTTAACTGTTGTTAAATTTGTAATAGTTAAATTTGTAATAGTAGTTCCACTTAATTGTGCAGAAGAACTTATAATTCCTCTACCTTTTATTTCGTATGATGAACTTGCTGCGTTTAAGTTTGCTACCGAAATTGAATTTGCAGATGCAGTTGAAATCAATGAACCAGAAATAGTTGCTAATGCACTATTTTGTGTTAATTGAGATGATGTAAATGAGTTAATATTTGTAATAGATGTATTTGCTGAACCCGTAGATGATTTTAATGAATTATATGAATTTAAATCAAGTGTACCAACAACAGTTGTACCATCTACAAATTTAATTGAACCTGTTGAGATATATAAATCTCTCCAAATTTTAGTTGCAGAACCTAAGTCAAATGCGTTAGTTGTTTGTGGTATCAATGATGAACTCAAAGATGCAACAACATTTACAGTATCACTTGTTTGGTCACCAATTGTTAATTGACCTGCTACTGATACATTACCAGCAACACTAACATTACCACTTGCGGTAATATCGGTTACTACTATATTATTAAATGTTCCTGTACTTCCGGTTCCTGCTGATGCTAATGTAATATCTCCACCTGCTCCACCGACCATAAGGGTATTTAAGTCAGTATTTACATACGGTTCTCCGAATGCTAACGAACCAGATTTTTGTGCGGCCGTACCACGTCTAAATTTAAGTCCCATTTTAGTTTACTCTTTTTTTTAGTTAAAGTATAAGGATTTCTTATACCATTATAAATATCTATTTCTTTTCTAATTCCTTTACTTTTGCTGATAATTCTTTTATAGATTGGATTAAAAGTGGAATTATTTTTTCATAATTTACTCCTAAGTACCCATTCTCTCTTTCACGAACTGCTTCTGGTAATACTTTTTGAATTTCTTGTGCTATTACTCCCACATCATTTCCTTTAAATCCATGTATATATTCAAATTCATTTTTCCAACTATATTCATTACCACTAATATTTTCAACTTTATCTAATGCGTTTTTAATTGGAACAATATTTTCTTTGAAGTTTATATCCGATGTAGAGTATGCTACGATATCACCACTTGCATCAATTCTACCTGCGGTTCCGCTTGCTACCATTCCAATACCCAATGAAGCGTGTTGAACATTTGAAGTAGTTGCAATATCTTGCGGTGTTGAAAGTGTTATAATTGCACTATTAAGATTATTACCTGCTACTAATACCTGATTCGCAGTTCCGTAAATTGCAGCTACATATGCATGTGCAGAACCACTTCCTACTTGTGAAGAACCACTTATTGTACCTACTGGTAATAATGGTGTGATTTGTGTTGAACCTGAAACAATTCCTGTTCCTCCTAATACCTGTGAACTTCCGCTTACTGTACCATTTGGTAAGTTTGCTATTGTTTGTGAAGAACCACTTACTATTCCTGCCGGTAGTTGTGCTGAACCACTCCATATACCTCTACCTTTTGTTTCGTAAGATGAAGTTGCTGCTTCTATATTATTTAATCTAATATTAGCAGATGAAGTAAATGTATTTATAGATGCAGAAAATAGATTCAAAGGTATTAATGGGTTTCCACCACTAATTCCATTAAGTCCTTCAACATATGTAATTCTATTTTCATGGTCATAAATTGATGCTGTCATTCTAGATGCCGATATAAATAAACTACCAGTTGCTAATATTAAAGAAGATGTTACTTGTTGTAATGTTGTAAATCTTGTATCAATTGTACCACTCCATGCATTTGCGGATGCGGTATATAGATTTAATGAAGATATAGTTTGATTAACACTTGCGGTATAATTACTTAATGTAGTATTTTGTGTTAATTGAGAACTTGTAAAATTATTTATACTTGTTATCGAAGTGTTTAAACTTGCAGTAATAGTATTAATATTTGTAATTGATATAGTATTTGCCGATGCAGTCAAAATTAAACTTCCAGTAATAGTTACAATTGAAGTAAATCTATCTTGTACAGAAGAACTAAATGTGTTTAAATTTGTTATTGATATTACATTTGCCGATGCAGTTGAAATCAATGAACCAGTTATAGTTGCTAATGAATTGTTTTGTGTTAATTGAGAACCTGTAAAACTATTTAATTCTGTCAATTGTACCGATGATGATATTATACTATCTCCACCCGCTCTCAATAACTTACTTTCGTTTGATAATGTTCCTGCTTTCCAATAATCATTTGCAGAATCCCACAATAAAGAGCCGGATAAAGTTGAACCTCCTGTTGGGTCTTTAATTTGTAATCCTGCATTTGCAATACCTGTTCCATTTAATTCAATAATATTATCACCAATTGCAAGAGTAGTTGAGTCAATTTGAGTAGTAGTTCCTTTTACGGTCAAATTACCATTGATTGTTAAATTTGCTCCACTTGCAGTAATTGCTTGTTGTAAAGATGATGTATATAAATTTAATGCTGCTATTGATACTACATTTACCGATGCAGTTGAAATCAATGAACCAGATATAGTTGCTAAAGAATTAAATCTAGTATCATATGAGCCTGATTTGGATTCTATTTGTCCTAATCTTTGTTCGTGGTTAGATGCAGTTGAAATCAAAGAACCCGAAATAGTTGCTAATGCAGTATTTTGAGTCAATTGAGACCCACTAAATGTATTTAAATTTGTAACAGAAATTGCATTTGTAGATGCAGTTGAAATCAATGAACCACTTATAGTTGCTAATGTGGTATTTTGAGTTAATTGAGAACCACTAAATGTATTTAAAGAAGTTAATATTGATATAATTTGTGACGAACCTGATACAACGCCATTTGTTGCTGCTATTGCACCTGATATATTGTTTGCATATACATTATTCCATTTTGCAGAAGTTGTACCTAAATCAATTAAACCAGCTGGAACTAAATTTGTTGTAAAAAGACCTAATGCAGAAATATTATCACTTGCAGCATTATCTCCTAAATAAATGTTTCCACCAATTCTAACATCACCTGAAGCAGATATATTACCAATTAAATTAATATCCCCTCTAACAGGAGCATTTAGGGTTAATGTATTATATGAATTTGAACCACTACCAAATTGTAATGAACCACTTCCTTGATGTAAATATAACTCACCTTCTGTTAGTGAAGCATTTGTTGTACCCCTTCTAATTTGAAATATTGCTGCCATTTAGTTCTTTTATGTTTCTTATAAATATCATTAATTGTTAAAATCCAAATCTACTATATCTAACAATGAACATGCTAAATATAATTCCGCAAATGACCGAGCCGGTATTGTATTACCATCTATGTCATTTAATTGTGCAGTTGATAAATCTACTACCATTCCTGTCAATCCACTGCCATTTCCCACAAATGATGTTGCGGTTACACTTCCTGTTACTTGAACCGAACCTGTAAATTGGTGTATATCATCCGAAGTATCACCAAATTTGTTTGAACCAGATTGATACAATATAGATGATGAAATTATACCAATATTAAATTGTCTTGCATTGATTTGTCCTAATACTGTTAAATCGGATGTAATACCCAATGAACCACTTATTGTAGCAATACCATGATTAATATTAAGTGTATCGTTTACATTTAATGAACCAAATGAACCAGTTAAAGTTGCTCTTAAAGAACCGGTAATATTTTGAGAATCGGTGAATTGATTTGAACCTGTTGTTGCGTATGAAGCAGTATAAGAGTTTAATGACGATAGTATTCCAATTATTTGAGATGAACCACTAACTACACCATTAGATGCCGATATTGAACCTATAATTGACCCTGCTGTCAATGTTCCTGTAATAGTTACGGAACCTGTGTTTATTACATTTGTTGTTATTACTTCTTGGACTGTATCTGTTGAACCCGAGCGTCTAAAAAATATCTTACCATCGTAAGTATTTAATGCTAATTCTCCTAAATTAAGGGAACCCGTACCAGGTACCTTACCCGATAACGCAGAGCGTTTGAGTTGAACAATTTGTGCCATTTGGCTAAGTCTTTAAAGTTATCTAACAAAAATGTAGTATATACTACTGACATAAATATAATATAAAAAGAAAAACCCCTACTATGAGGGGTTTAACTTATATTTTTATTTATTATTTAGATTTCTCCACCATCTGGTCCAAATGATGCTGATATTTCTAAATTGTATAATCTATTTGCTACTGAACCACTAAATGCTAATACATCACCGATTCCATAAAGAGAACCACTAAATCCTTGTGCTGCTGTAATTGTTGCGATTGTTACATCGTTATATCTAAAATCGATTGAACTTGTTGTAGTTGCTACTTTATAAAGAGAACCACTACCTTGAATATATCCAATACTTCCCGCAAATGGGTCAGAGTTAAAATCATAATCATCAGGTCTCATTGATGCGGTTACACCGGTCAATGCTCCACCATAACCTTTAAATGCCGATGCGGTTACTGCTCCTGTCAAATTAATTGAACCCGATGTGGTTGAACCTGCTACTACAAATTCTACAACTGATTCGGTAGAACCCGATTTGTGCATAAAGGCTTTACCGTCATAGGTATTCAGTGCTAATTCGCCTAAATCAATCGATGCGGTTGTAGGTATTGAACCCGATACCCCGGAACGTTTTAAAAGTATTTTTTGTGCCATGTTTTATTTTTTCTTTATATATTTTTTATTAATATGTTCCTCCGTCTACTAATGTTAATGTATTTCTAATGTAAGTATCCGTTACTACCGCTTGTACTCTAGTATCGGTATAGTATAGTCCACTTCCTTCAGTAACATAAGTTGTACTAAATCCACTATTGTTAGCTGCTGTTAATGTTATTTGAGATGAACCACTTACAATTCCTGCAGGTTTACCAATTAAAGTATTCCAAGTTGCTGATGCGGCAGCTGCTGCAGATGATGCACTTATTGATGTTGCAATTGAACTACTAAATGATGAATAGTTAGTTGTTCCTGTAATGTCTACTTGTGATGAACCACTTACTACACCATTTGTTGCTTCAATCGCACCTACAAAAGATTCACCATATACTTTTCTAGTAACACCATCATAGTAGAATGTACCAGATGGGTGATTTTTTAGTGTACTATATGTATTAGAAGCTGAATTATTTGTAAATACAGGATATAAAGTTGAATCATTAATGGTTGCAGTTGTTACTACTGCTACGTTTGATGCATTTTGTGCAAAACTCACACTCATTGAAGATGTTTGAGAGTTTTGAACAAACGATGAACTTGCTGCGTTTAAGTTTGCTACCGAAATTGAATTTGCAGATGCCGTACTAATTAAAGAACCTGTAATAGTTGCTAATGAAGTTGCTCTAGTTTCTAAACTTGCAGTTTCAGTTCCAATTGCCGATAATTGCGAATTGTATGATGCTGTTAGAGTAGAAATTGTAGATAATCTAGTTTCTAAACTTGCAGTTTCAGTTCCAATTGCTGATAATTGTGAATTATAAGAAGCAGTTAAAGTAGATAATGTACTTGCTCTTGTCTCTAAACTTGCAGTTTCAGTTGCAATTGCTCCTAATCTAGTTTCTAAAGAAGATGTGTAAGTTGATAAAGTAGTAGCTCTTGTTTCTAAACTTGCAGTTTCAGTTCCTAATGCAGATAATTGAGTAAGTACTGAAGAAGAGAATGTATTAATGTTTGTAATAGAAACTCTATCCGCAGATGCACTACCAATTAATGAACCTGTCACATTTCCAACTTCTATTAATCTTGTGTTATAAGAACCAGTTAAAGTTGATAATGTAGAAAGTTGTGATAGTACTGAAGAACTAAATGTATTTAATGTAGATACGGAGTTGTTTATACTAGCCGTATTTGTATTTAAATTACTTACTGAAGTATTTAAACTTGCAGTAGTTTGGTTTAAATTACTTACATTTATGTTTAAACTTGCAGTAGTTTGATTTATATTTGAAAGTTGTACATCAACACTTCCACTCCAAGTTTGTAATGTAGAATATCCTGTTGTACTTTGTAATGTAATTTGAGATGAACCACTCACTACACCACTTCCACCTGCTAATAAAATTGGAGATTCACTTCCTAATTTACCAGCTTTCCAATAATCGTTAGTTACATCCCATAATAAAGAACCAGATGTAGTTGAACCACCGGTTGCATCTCTTACAACCAAACCACCATCAGATGTTCCTGCTGCGTTTAATTGTAAAACATTGTCTGCTAAATTGATTGTTGTTGAATCAACTTGTGTAGTTACACCTTGTACTGTTAAGTTACCTTTAACTACAACATTTGAACCAGTAAAATCAAATGCAGATTTTAATGATGCAGAATAAGTATTTAATGTTGCAATCGAGTTATTAATAGAAGCAGTAAGTGTTGATAAAGTTACTGCTCTTGTTTCTAAAGAAGCTGTTTCAGTACCAATTGCTGTTAATTGAGAAAGAACTGATGCACTAAATGTATTTATGTTACTTACTGCAGTATTTAAACTTGCAGTAGTAGTATTTAAATTACTTACATTAATATTTAAACTTGCAGTTGTCAAGTTCAAATTACTTATTGAAATATTTACACTTGCCGTATTTGTATTAATATTAGAAACTGCTATTGTATTTGCAGATGCAGTACTAATTAATGAACCGGTTATAGTTGCTACCGCCGTTAATTGTGTTAAAACAGATGAAGTAAATAAATTAATATTACTTACCGATGTATTAACACTTGCAGTATTGGTATTAATATTAGTAATTGATACAACATTTGCAGATGCAGTTGATATCAATGAACCAGTAATAGTTGCTAATGAAGTTGCTCTTGTCTCTAAAGATGCAGTTTCAGTACCGATTGCAGATAATTGTGAATTATATGAAGCGGTTAAAGTTGCTAATGTACTTGCTCTTGTTTCTAAAGATGCAGTTTCAGTACCGATTGCTGCAAATTGTGATTGTGCAGATGCGGTAAATGCGTTTAATAACGTTGTAGAGTTATTAGATGATGTGAAACTATTTAAGTTTGCAATAGAAATATTAACACTAGCAGATGTACTTTCTAAATTTGTAAATCTTGTGTTATAAGAACCAGTTAAAGTTGCTAATGTACTTGCTCTCGTCTCTAAACTTGCAGTTTCGGTACCAATTGCCGATAATTGTGAATTGTAAGATGCAGTTAGTGTAGAAATTGTAGATAATCTTGTTTCTAAACTAGCCGTTTCAGTTCCAATAGCGGATAATTGTGTATTATAAGAACCAGTTAAAGTTGCTAAAGTTGTTGCTCTAGTTTCTAAAGATGCAGTTTCAGTACCAATTGCCAATAACTGCGAATTGTATGATGCAGTTAATGTACTAATTGTTCCTAATCTAGTTTCAATTGAAGCAGTTTCAGTACCAATTGCTGATAATTGCGTAAGAACTGATGCACTAAATGTGTTTATATTTGTTATAGAAACTGCTTGTGCGTCGTTTGTAACTTTTGCTGCTGATGCTGAACTAATTAACGAAGATGTTACATTTGAAATTTCAGTTAATCTTGTATCAATACTTGCGGTATAGGTACTTAATGTAGAGAATTTAGTATTTTCAGAACCACTAAAAGTATTTAATGCATCAATACTTGTTTGTTGTGAATCATTTGTTGTCTTAGCCGCTGATGCAGATGCTATTAAACTTCCACTAACAACTCCAATTTCAGTAAATCTTGTATTAGCTGATGCTGTAAATGCGTTTAACGCAGTTGTTGAAGTATTTGAACTTGTATAACTATTTAATGCGTCAATACTTGTTTGTTGAGACGCCGATGATAAGTTTAAGTTTGCTACTGAAGTATTTAAACTTGCAGTTGTTAAATTTATATTTGTTACTGAAGTGTTTAAACTTGCAGTTGTAGTATTAATATTTGTTATAGAAACCGCTTGTGCATCATTTGTAACTTTTGCTGCTGATGCTGAACTTATCAATGAACCACTAACAACACCAATTGCTGATAATTGCGTAAGAACTGATGCACTAAATGTGTTTAAGTTTGTTACTGAAGTATTTACACTTGCAGAAGTTGTTTCTAAATTACTTAATCTAACATCTTGTGTATCATTTGTTGTTTTAGCAGATGATGCAGAAGTAATTAAACTTCCTGTGATGGTTGATAATGAAGTAAATCTATCTTGTACTGAAGAACTAAATGATTCAATACTAGATAATCTAACTAATGTAGAAGAACTAAATGTGTTTAAGTTTGTTATTGAAACGCCAGCTCCACTACCTACTGATGCACTTAATGCCGCAATAGCTCCTGAAACTGAACCACTAAATGAACTAAAGTTTGTAGTATTTGTTATGTCAATTTGAGATGAACCACTTACTACCGAATCTCCACCTGCCAATAATACTTTAGTTTCACTTCCTGCCTTACCAGCTTTCCAATAATCGTTAGTTACATCCCAAAGTAAAGAACCTGAAGTGGTTGATACTCCCGTTGCATCTCTTACAATTAAACCACCATCGGATGTTCCCGCTGCGTTTAATTGTAAAACATTGTCTGCTAAATTGATTGTTGTTGAATCAACTTGAGTAGTCGTACCTTGTACAAACAAATTACCTTTAACGGTTGTATCACCATTAAATGTTACATTAACACCACTTGCAGTAAATGCGGTTTTTAATGAAGATGTATATGAATTTAAAGATGCCGATGATAAGTTTAAATTACTTACCGAAGTATTTACACTTGCAGAAGTTGATTCTAAATTAGTTAATCTAATTAAATTTGAACTACTTAGCGTATTTAATGCGTCAATACTTGTTTGTTGAGATGCAGATGATAAGTTTAAGTTAGTTACTGAAGTGTTTAAACTTGCAGTTGTAGTATTAATATTAGTTATAGAAACTGCCTGTGCGTCATTTGTAACTTTAGCAGCTGATGCCGAAGCAATTAAACTTCCACTAACAACACCGATTTCGGTTAATCTTGTTAATACCGAAGAACTAAATGTGTTTAATAAAGTTACCGAATTACCAATTGAACCACCACCAATTGATGCAGATAATGCACTTATTGATGCTGAAACTGATGAACTAAAGTTAGTAATGTTACCTGTTAAATCTGGGATATCATTTTTGTCAGAACCAAGTAAGTATAAAGTTGAACTACCACTTGCGTAGTAAGGAACACCTTTAACTAAACCATTATATACAGATGAACTGAATATATTTGGTGCGTTGGTACCCATTAAGAATCTATTAACTGCCTGAACTGAACCACTTTCGGTTGCTGCAAACACAATAGATGAACCATTGGTTGTCGTTAAATTTGACGAACCTGAGGTTATTATTAATTCACCTTTTTGGAATGATGAGGTTGCTGCCGATAATCGTTCTAACGAACCACGTCTGTTTTTAATGATTTGTGCCATATTTTTTTGGGGTTATTCTCTTTACTTTATGTTAGTATTCCGATATAAATATTCAATTTCTTACAAACAATGTGAGAATTTGGATTTAATTCTATATATTTTTTATTTTTAATGTCGTATGTAACTATTAAAACTCTCCTGCGTCCAAATTTGAAGATGTAACATACAACTCCATATCGGTTGCGAATTGTGTATCAACGGTTGTAGCCATTGTAGACCCGGATGTGAAGTTTGCGTTAAATATATCAATAACTTGCTGTGATGATGATATTACACCTGCAGGTAAATTTGATGTAATAGTTCCTATTTGTATTTGTGTCCAACCATTTGAATTTGATACATTTGCAGTATCAGTTAATACGAACATTGTAGAATTGTCTTGTTGAAATACAACCAATCCTTTATAAATATTAGCAGCAGATAAAGCATAACGAGCTGCTTGATTAGCTAATGCAAATCTTGCATCAACCGGCTCACTATTCGTTATGTTAAAACCACTAGGTAATATAATTGGCATTTCTTATTGTTCTATTTATGTTAATATATATGTTATGCTACTTCCTGCACCACCTGCTTGCAAATAAGTCGATTTGTAAACTTTATATTGTCCAACCGTTGTTACTGCAAACGAACTAAATACACCAAATCCACCTGTTGTGATGTTTGTTAAGTTTGATAAAGAACTATTGAATACTATATAATGATATTTGTCACCAGTCCAACTTATTGTTACACTTTGTCCACTTGCCGTTGTTGTTCCTTTTAAAATCGTTCCTATTGTTCCACCTAATGTAGTATCCCATGCACTAATATTTTCTAATTCTCCGGCAGTAAATGATGTTGCCGTACTTGCACCATATCTTAAACTTCTAATTTTTGTATATGTAGTAGTCGAAGTTGATGTTGTTGTTGTATCAGGAATATTTTGACCTGCAGGTGATGCGTAATTTGCAGTTGCGGTTAAACTAATTGATGTAGAACCTGTTGCTGAACCTGTTACATAATAAGGTGATGGTACATTTGTTGTTACACTTGTCAAATTCCAATTATTAGATGGATTTGCAGATGATGATGTAAATGTGATACTACCCGTTGCACCTTGCTCGATTTGATTTGAACTATATCCTAATTGAACCGATGGAGTCGAACTCAATGTAGGTGAAGCAGGATTGGATTTAGATACTGTTCCTGTTGTGGTAGTCGATGTTTTATACAAACTATTATCTAATGGAGAACTTGCGGTATATTCTAATCTATATGTGTGAGAACCCGATGTTGTCGTGCTATATGTTAAAGTAGTTCCACTACCAACTTGTGTTAATAAAGTTGCACCTTCGTATAATGATGCACTTACTAATGTATAACCTTGATTATTCCAAGTTCCATTAATAGAATATGCGTCAGTTGTATTATTAAATCTATCGGTGTCAAATCCGGTCAAAGATGCTGCTACCGATGTTGGTGCTAATGGTGTTCCAAAAATAAATTTCAATGTTCCATTTACAAATGTCACTGCAACATCTGCACTATAATCTGCAACTTCTATACCTGTAAGGTTTTGAACACTATTGGTTACATAACTAATAAATCCACTACTTGCACTCAAAGTTGCTAATGAAGCAGAAACCGATGAACTCAATGCTGTTAATGATGCCACACTTCCACTTAAAGTTGATGCTATTGAAGAACTTATAGAAGAAGATATTAAATTTTGTGATGAAGAAATTGAAGAACTTATTATAGATACTTCTAAATCTGTTGCTATTAAAGATAGAGAACTACTAAGTGAGGAACTAACCGTATTAATAATAGTTGATGCCAAACTTGCATTACTTGCACTTAATGATGTTGCAACTGATGAACTAAATGCACTAATGTTACCTGTTAAGTTGATTGCAGTATTGCCATCACTACCTAACAAATATAAAGTACCACTACCACTATCGTAATAGGGAACTCCATTTACTAAACCACCATAAGTCGATGCTGGAAATACATTTGGTGCCGAACTACCTATTATAAATCTATTGGTAGCTTGAACTGAACCACTTTCAGTTGCTGCAAATAGAATAGCTGAACCATTTGAAGAAGTTATATTTGACGAACCGGTTACAATTAATATTTCTCCTTTTTGCAAAGAACCCGTAATTGCCGATAACCTTTCTAACCTACCTCTTTTATGTTGTATTAATTGAGCCATCTATTTTGTCGTAATATTGTTTATAAATATGAGTTTTTATTATTAAAACTCACCCTGGTCAATAATAGCAGATGCAGTTTGATAAACCTCTAAGTCTGTTGCGTATATATCCCCCAATGATGCGGTGTATAAATTAAATGAACCCGTTGTTACAAATCCTCTTTCGGTTGCTGCAATTGATGCACTTACTGCTGCAACTTCTACATCGGTTGCAATTAAAGATAAAGCACCATTTAAAGATGAACTAACAATATCGGTTATAGATGATGATAGTGAACTATTTATAGATTGTGATACCGCTATATTAATAGATGATGTTAATAATGAACCAGTTAATGAATTTGAGACAATATTATTTATTGTTGTTTCCAAATTTGCACCAACATTTGCTGCGGTACTTAGTGAAGAACCACTTTCTATTTGTTTTAATCTTATTAAGTTTGCCATTATCTATAAATATCTTTAAACTAATCTTTCTATTGAAATCATATTATTATTGTAACCTGAACCTACTATTAGATTTATTCTCCAAGCAATTGTATTTGCCGTAGACATAAGTAACCAAGTATCAGTATATCCTCCTAGACTAAAAGTATATGAAGAATTAAGGTATGTAGGTGTTGTTGTAATTGTTAGTGGTGCATTATCTGTTATTGATGAACCTCCTGGGCCGGCCGTATTATATACACTACTACCATAAACTGAATATGTTCCTGTTACCGTTGATACTTGTAAACTTCTATTTCCTGATGTTGATAATCTTACTTTCAAATTTCCTAATGTTACATCCGTTCCTGCATTTACCATTCCACTTGCCTTATACATTAATTCACCACCAACTCCACCAGGTGCTTTACTTAAATCAACATATACACCTCTATTTGTTCCACCATTTTCAAATAATCGCATTTTATCTGCATAGACATCAAATACAACTGCACTACCTGTTAGTGTAGTGCTTCCACCTTGTGCATATGCTAAATCTATTTCACCACCTTCAAATCCACTACCTGTTCCAACATTTACTGCACCTAATAATGTTGTTGAACCCGTTACTGCTAAACTACTACTAATTTGCATTGTGTTAATAGTGTTGAGGGCAAAGGCTTGGTTAATCTGTGTAACTGTAGCCCAACTGTAGTTGGCTATCACACTTGCGTATTGACCATTGACATTTCGTAACGCAATAGTTTGATTGGTATTTGGTGTATATACTATTGATAATGGCACTGAACTAACTTGAGTGGTGGCCAAAGTAGCAAATCCCAGTGCTGTGGATAACGCAGTTCCTGAAACAGAGTCAACCCACTGGTATCCTAAATAATTTGAAGCACCGGTGACAGCCAATACCGCAGTTAGATTATAAGTAACACCAGAAGTTAAAGTCCATACGCCAGTTGAAGTATTGTACGGCACAGTACCTGTAGCACTTTGAAATACAATATTAGTCGGTGTTCCTGGACTGCCAATGACCTGATTCGATGTCAAGGTCACGCCACTGTATTGATTGTTAACCGTGCCAGTAACAGTGGCTTGAACTGCTATGGTGGGATTTATTTGAACAATACTCATTCTAGCAAATCCACTACCTCTTAGTTGAGCAGTTAATCCGCTTGTTCCACCAGTAACTCTAAATTTAACATCTTGATTTGCCACAGGTGTGTATACTAAATCATATACAAAGTTGTTTACTTCATTGTATCCTGTATTATAAGGTAAACTCAATGTCTGAGAACCGAGTCGTGCGTTTGTAGTACCGTCAACAAGTTCCACTAGTAAATAGCCGTTACCGCTATAATTTTGAAATGCCGGCTCACCCATAATCTGATATGTTTTGCCTGCTTTAAGAGAAAACTTACCAGAACTATATGTGATACCTGAACTACCATTGTTCACATCCCAAGTAAGGTCCGTTCCACTTGTGGCCACATTCACTGATGCAGATGTTGTCATGCTGATGTATTCTGGACTAGCCACACCATAAGTTGTTGGCTGACCGTTGACGATCACATTGCCAGCGTAGACATTGCCTGTACCACTAGCACCAGCAATCAAGTTAGCACCGGTGATGTTACCTGTAATGTTTGCTACACCGCCACTAACAATGTTTCCACCAGTGACATTACCAGTTACAGTTAAACTTGTTAATGTACCTGTGCTTGTGATGTTTGGTTGTGCCGCTGTTGTTAATGTGCCGGTAAAGTAATTAGCACTTACTAAATTACCACCAGTGACATTGCCATTTGTTATATTACCTGTTACTGCTAAACTTGTTAATGTACCTGTACTTGTAATGTTAGGTTGAGCATTTGTATAAACAGTACCGGCAACGAGTGCATTACTAACTTGACCTGATACATTAGCACCTGCTACCGCATTGGCAGTTGTTGCATATGCTACTGCACCTGACACATTGGCACCAGCTACACTATTTGCAGTGGTCGCATATGTAGCAAGACCTGAAGTAGCTACATTTAAGTTAGCAACTTGTGTAGTACTTGTTACTACCAACGGTGCTGTTCCGGTTGCCACATTACTTGTTATTGTACTTGCTACAACTTTACCTGCAGTATTAATATTAGCACCAGTAATGTTACCTACTGCGCTTAATCCAATATTGCTATTCCATGTCTGTGCTGAATAGTTATATAAGAAACTTGCTTCAGCAGTATTACCTGCAACAATACCTGCACCATTAACACTCACACCAGTTTGGTTGTTGCCTAATCCTAACACTAGATTACTAGTGGTTAAGTTAGTAAGATTATTGTATGTTAGTGTACCTTGAATTTGTAGATTACCAGTAACAACACCTGATCCGTTAACACTTAACCCACCTGAATTAACGTTACCTGTTACAGCTAATGAACTCAATGTACCTGTACTTGTGATATTTGGTTGTGCCGCTGTTGTTACAGTACCTGCTGTTGTCGCATATGTTGCGTTAGCAACAGTACCAGTTACATTGGCACCAGCTACTGAGTTGGCAGTTGTTGCATAATTTGCTAAGTTAACTGTACCTGTTACATTCGCGGCTGCTACGCTGTTAGCAGTACCTGCAGTTACAGCATAAGTTGCATTTGCAACAGTACCACTGACATTAGCACCTGCTACACTATTTGCAGTTGCCGCATAGTTAACTTGACCGCTTACATTAGCACCTGCTACACTATTTGCAGTACCTGCATATGTAGCAAGACCAACTGCACCGCTTACATTAGCACCGGCTACACTATTTGCAGTACCTGCATATGTAGCAAGACCAACTGCACCATTGATATTTGAACCTTGTATATTGCTTAGATTATTACCAGCACCTAAGAAATAATTAGCAGTTGCTACATTACCCAAATTTGCATTAGTAGCATTTACATTTGCGGATGTAGTAATATCACCAATTGCACCTAATCCAATATTACTTTGCCAAACTTGTGTTGAATAGTTATAAAGGAACGATGCTTCCGCAGTATTACCTACAACAATACCACCTCCGGTTACATTGATACCGGTTTGATTATTTCCCAAACCTAACACTAGGTTGCTTGTAGTTAAACTAGATAGATTGTTATATGTTAATGTACCTTGAACGTTTGCATTACCTGTTACAACAAGAGTATTAGCAGTAATATTATTAACATTACCCAAATTGCCCGTGTATGTTGGTAAATAATTTGCTACATTACTATTACTATATGTACCACCTGCTACTACCCAAGAACCATTACCTGCTAATACTTGTGCCCCATTACCATTTAAATTGATATTAGCAATATTACCTATGCCGCTTACATTTGCCAGTGCTACTGAGTTGGCAGTTGTTGCATAATTTGCTAAGTTAACTGTACCTGTTACATTTGCGCCGGCTACTGCGTTTGCTGTAGTTGCATATGCTACTGCACCGGATACATTTGCACCAGCTACACTATTTGCAGTTGTTGCGTAATTTGCTAAATTAATAGTACCTGAAATATTTGCGGCTGCAACGCTATTTGCTACACTTGCTGTACCTGAATAAACTGAGTAATTGGCATTAGCAACAGTACCAGTAACATTTGATCCTGAAATATTACCAACAAAAGTATTAGCAGTCACACTACCATTACTTGTAACGTTACCAGCAGTGACATTACCGCTAGTGGCAATTGGGTTAGTACCACTTGATATGCTAATGTTTGAAATATTACTACCATCACCATAGTAAAAGTTTGCTGTTACTATATTTGCATTTGGGATATTACCTACAACATTAGCACCTGAAATATTACTTAGTTTTCCACCGTCGCCGGATAAATCAGTGTTAGCAATAACTGTATTGGCAACAATATTACCCGTAGCTGATATTGTATTAGCTGATATGTTTATGTATGAACTTAAATCTGCCATTTTTATTTCCTATTATCCTGCGTTGTATATGCGCCATGTTGTTCCATTATAGAACAAACCAACGCTTTGATTATTTGTGCTAACTGTCATATTGCCACTTGCCCCCATAATAGTTTGACCATTAGGGTAAATAGTTAAGTTATTTGATGAATAAGTGCCACCCGCATCAGCAAAGAATATAGCAACACCTGTTGCTGGAGTTGCTGGCAATGTTGCTGTTACTGCACCAGCTGATGTATTTACACCATAACGTCCACCTACATTTGCTGAAAAATTACTTGATTGTATACTGAATGATGCTTCTGCTATACCGGTATATGCAGTAGTTTGTACTGAATTATCAGCAAAAACAATTGCACCACCCGGGTTAGTAAAATTGATGTTACCTGATATATCTATATTACCTACATTACTAATTCCATTACCACCTAAATCACCCAATAAACTAATTACATTTGAATCGCTATATGCGTTGGTGATATTACTAGCATTGATATTGCTTATGTTACTTCCATCACCTTTAAGATATTGTGCACCGATAACATTAGCGTTAGCAAAGAAGTCAACATTGGTATTGATTCTACCATACTGACTTAGTTCTATATTATATGTAGACCAATTAATACTACTAACTTGTTGCGGGAAATTTATGGCGCCGTATATATCTACATTGCCCGGAGTTCTCAAATTACCAGTTGTATCAAATGTCCAATTTTGTTCTGATCCTGCTTTGTTAGCATGGATGACAACATTACTAGATGCCATTAAATCGGTATTAGTATCAGTTATAGCAAGTCTATCACTACCTGCACGTTTGACGTAGAAATTGCTATTAGCACTAACAGTCATGTTAAGACCGCCATCAACTTTTAAACTACCGTTGTTATCTGTGCCGTTATTGCTGAATATGATACTACCGTTATCACTGGCTTGTGCTATCAACACACCTGGCAATTTTAGATTACCGGTTGGATCAAACTTCCAAGCGGGACCTGTAAAACCATATGTATATACTGCTGTAGGTGCAATGCTACCTAATGGAGGATTTAGATTCCATTGTGTTAGTGGTCTATTCAATGTACCAGTGTTGACATAAATCGGTGGGACAAATCCTGGATTATAAATCCCATATTGACCACCTGTAAACATTATATAAGAATCAATACCCGGCGTATAACCGGCTGGGTACCAAGTTGGTGTTGCTTGACCAAAGTCTCTGGTGTAAGTAGTATTCACTGCACTAAAATCTGCACCACTGATAACTATTACTGTAGGTGGAACACCTACTGTTAATGTAGTGCCGTTACCACTTACATCATTGATTGTTGTAAGTTGCGGTAATGTTAAGTTGCTGTTATAATCAAACATCCATGTGTGTGGAGTACCACCAAATACAGAATTAGCTTGAATAGCAACATTACCTGCACCCTGAACAGAGACATTAGCACCGGCATCACTGCCAAGAATAACAGTTTCACCGTTACCTGCAATGTGAATATCTGGACCACCAGTTAAATAAACATCTAAGTATGCACCACCTGTGTTAACATCTGGTTGTAATTTTAAATTGCCATTACCAACTATAGCGCCCGGTAATATTGTATTACCAGTATTGTCAAACTGCCATGTATATCCTACACCTGGTTGTGGTATACCGTTAATAAAATTAGGATCGCCATTAAACAAATATGTGTTACTACCGTCACTGACCATGCCGCCTGATTCATAACCGCCTATTACCATGGCTAGTCCAGGGGCATTTACTATAATGTTGCCGCTATTTATACCTGTCAATGTAACTTCATCAAATGTAGTGCCGTCTAAGTCAAGACTATCAAACGCAAAGTTTCCTACATTTCCACTGCTTGGTAAGTTTGATAATTGACTGCCATCACCTATGAAATAGTTTGCTGTGATATTAGCACTACCTACAACACTGCCGTCACCATATATAGTAATTCCATCTAATGCACTTGAGCCAATAGATACTGCGGCTGCACTAGCATTACCTACAAAATAACCATTATAAATTTGAAGTGCTTCACTAGTAGGACCGTTAATACTGCCCGGAACATTTATATAAGCTGGGCTAGCACCGCCGTAAGTTGGATTGATAACAATATCGGAACCATCGCTGACAGATATTGTGCTTGTATTGCTAGTTGGATTAGGGAATACAAAGTT